CCTGCTGAACCGCTCTTCCGATCTCTGAAAGCGTGTCCTCCGGTGATACGCTGTTAAAAGTCAAAGACCACCAGAACTTTCCCGCCCCTGGCTCCATGACCGTGGACCAGTATTTCCTGTTGACCCTGTTTCGAGACACTACTCGTTATGGTGAAAACCTGGAAGTAGTTAAGGTGACTGCGGTGACTGATCCAGGTAACGGTAACCTGAATCTGACGGTGGTGCGGGGGCATGAATACGGGGCCAAGATCCACACAGCCGGTACCCGGGTAGAAGCCCGTCTGACTGCCCAGAGCATTAAAGACTTGGTAGCAGACCTGGAAGCTTATACCGATCAACAGGTGAGTGATCTGCTGGGTGGAGCACCGGGTGCTCTGGATACCTTGAATGAGCTGGCCGCTGCATTGAATGACGATGCTGACTTTGCCGGTACCGTGACGGATGCGCTGGCCAAAAAACTGGATAAAACCAGTTACACAGCGGCTGATGTATTGAGTAAGTTGCTGACCGTAGATGGTGCAGGCACGGGATTGGATGCAGATACCGTGGATGGCAAGCACGCTGCTGACTTTGATGCAGCAGGAACGGCTTCAGCCGCCGTAACCACCCACGAACAAGCCATCGACCCGCACTCTCAATACACCACCGAAACCGAAGTAAACAGCCTAGCCCCCAAAGCCCCCGGCGTACTCGACGGCCTGCGCAGATCAGTAGAGGCTGGATCAGGCGGCAGAATGACCGTTTTCTACACCGCCAAAGGTCAGCCCTCGTATTTCGTGCGCCAGCCAAAGTTTCTGTGCGAAGACGTTGCCCCCGGCGGTGAGCTGGGCACGGGCGTGCATGAGGCGTTTATTTTTGATGGCGTAGAAGATGCCGAAATCTGGGTGGGCGCTTATCAGGGCGCAGTAATCAACGGCGAAGGGGTTAGCCAGCCCGGACTGGAGCCCGGCGTTAATATCGACTACGACGCGCAGCGGGCAGCCTGCCAGGCGTGCGGCCCTGGCTTTGACTCGGCCACTATCTGGGACTGGGCGGCGATTGTGCATTGGTGCATGGCTCATGGTTTCGAGCCACGCGGCAACACTAACCATGGCCGCCACCACGACAACCGCTGGGAAGTCGGCACACGGCAGGATAACGGGGCGCCTGGCAGCAGCGGTGGTACTGGCAATATCCTGACCGGCTCCGGCCCTGCCGAGTGGCGGCATGACGGCACAATGGCCGGTATCTCCGATATGGTCGGCAATGTTTGGGAGTGGCTGTCCGGCATGAAGATCGTCGATGGCCGCGTTTTTCTGAGCCCTGATAACGCGATACCTGCCGAGTCCGGGTACGCCGATACCGGCTTTGACATTACAAACGCTGACCCGTGGTCATCACTACCCACCACGGGAGCCAGTGACGCTTTGAAGCGCTCGCTGGTTGTGCCAAAGGGCGTCAATGACCCAACAGGCAAACTGTACGTAACCGAAACAGGCGAACGGCTCCCGCTCCGGGGCGGCGATCGCGGCGATTCGGGCGCTGCCGGCCTGGGCGCGTTGGGCTTGTACGGTTCGCGCGTCAACAGCGGCAGCCGTCTCGGGTTTCGCCCCCGCTTTCGCAATCCGTAATCTGTCATCTGTCTATCTGTATGCCCCGCGATAGCGGGGCTTAATGAGGAAATATGCAACAGGAAGATTTGCAAGTAAGGCTTAAAGTCGAAGAAATGATGCACTACGGGTATGGCGCACTGCGCCATTTTCCGAAAGCAGAAAAGCACGTTCTTTCGGCCCAGATCCGCCAGTGCATGATCCAGATACTGCGCCTGGTGATCGTCTGCAATCGTCGTTACTACAAAAAGAACACAATGCGCGACCTGGATGCAGAGCTGGACCTGCTTCGCTCTTTGGTTCGGTTTGCGATGGAGCGACAGTTTCTTGATTTCAAGAAGTACGAAGTGTGGTCACGCCATACGGACGAGGTAGGCCGATACATTGGGCGCTGGATGCAGTGGATGAATAAGTCCGGCGAACGCAAACAAGGTAAGTAAGCAAAGGGTCTGAGCGTTAAGTGGCTCCCGATCCGGGGCGGCAATCGCAACAATTCGGGCAATGCCGGCCTGGGCGCGTTGAACTTGAACAATTCGCGCGACAACAGCAACAGCAATATCGGGTTTCGCCCCCGCTCTCAGTTCAAGTTTGGCAAGAAGTGGCAGCGGTTACGGCTCTGTCTCCAGCACCGAACTGAAAGGACGCCAGATCCACGGCAAGGAGCCGAAAGATGATAAGAGCGCTGCGCGTAGTATCCGGCCAGGAGAGGCCTGTTGCGCTCGCCAAGGAATAAGGAAAAGAAATGGCGAAGACATTTAACGGCCTGTTTGAGCGGATTGTGGAGTTCGACGCCCTATATTCCGCATACCTGCGGGCCCGACGCGGAAAGCGCAAAAGCTGGCCTTGCCGGCACTTCGAAAAAGACCTTGAGGGCAACCTAATACAGCTCCAGAACGAGTTGATCTGGGGCGAATATCGGTGCGGGCCATACCGTAGCTTTTATGTGACCGAGCCAAAGCGCCGGAAAATCACAGCGCTAAAGTATTTTCGAGACAGAGTTGTTCAGCACGCGATTGTCTGGGAGCTGGAGCCTATATGGGAGGCTCGATTCATATCAGACAGTTACGCGTGCCGAGTTGGCAAGGGCACTCACGCTGGCGCTAACAAGGCCCAGGCCATGTTACGTGAATGCCTTCGGGCGCACGGAAAGGTGTGCGTGTTAAAGGCTGACGTGAGCAAGTACTTTGCAAGCATTGACCACGACATCATGCTGCAACTGATCCGAAAACGAATTGCGGACCCGCGACTGAATGCGGTGATCGAAAACATTGTTCGCAGCTACAGCGAGCCCGATACGCCCGGCAAGGGCTTGCCAATCGGCAACCTGACGAGCCAGCTATTTGCCAACATCTACCTCGACAGCCTTGATCAGTGGATGAAGTGCCGAAAGCGAGAGCGGTGGTACGCGCGTTACATGGATGATCTGGTTGTTGTGCATCCGGACAAGCGCCACTTGCAGGCGCTGAGACTCGACATGGAGCGCTGGCTGGCCGAAAACTTGGCGCTCCAGACAAACCACAAGACCGGCGTATTTCCGATCAAGCACCAAGGCGGGCACGGCCTTGACTTTCTTGGCTACCACCTTTGGCCGGACGCCAGGCGGCTGAGAAAGGCAAGTCTCCGCAGGTTGAAGCGACAACTCAAACAATGGCAGCGGCAGTACGCCGATGGCGAAATAGGTCCGGCAGACATTCGAGAAAATTTACACAGCTGGGTAAACCACGCCCGGCACGGTGACGCCCTCCCGGCTGTCGCCTCGCTACTGAAAAATACCACGTTCCGGAGAAACAGATATGACCACAGCCAGCATGACCGAAAACATGGAAGACGAAACGCCAGTCGAAACCCACGACGCGTGGGCGCTCAGGAAAAAGCGGGAAAAGATGAAGGCCACCCGGTTCCAGGCGAAGGCAGCGCTAATGCAGTCTGGGCTCTTGCCGGATGCTGAGGCAGCGGTGGTGGCGCTAGACGACCCAATGGTTGACCTGGCGTGGCAAGAAGCCGGGTTTGAGCGGCTGAGCCCAATGGTAGATCAGCTTGGCGAGCAGATGGGATTGTCGCCGGAGCAGTTGGATGAGCTGTTCGAGCTGGCCGAAACAATCCGGTGAGCGAGATAATAACCCGAAAAGCTCCGGATCACCTAAAAGCACCCTGGCTGCGCGGCACCGCCACTCGCTGGCAGTTGGCTGAGCCGTTCGAGCATGCCGGCATTGAAGTGCCTGCCGGGTACGTGTTCAACGGCTCATCTGTCCCGCGACTGCTCTGGTGGCTCTACCCGCCCAGCTACTCGCCAGCCTGGGAAGCCAGCTGCATTCACGATTACTGCTACTCGCATCACTATCCGCACATCTCAAAACTTGAATCTGACCGCCTCCTGTATCGGATGATGAAAGAGGCCGGGGCCAGCTGGATCTCCCGGAAACTTTTCTACCGGGCGGTGCGCTTGAACGTAAATGCCGGTGGCTGGCGCCACATGCAAAACCCCTGAACAGTCCGAGGCACTATGAAACTCGCTATCGCCAATTTCCAGGGGGAGATCCCCGTCCTGGACGCCCGCCTATTGCCCGAAACGGCAGCTCAGGTCGCAAACAATGTGGACTTGAGGAGCGGCACCCTGCGCCCACTAAAAGGACTTGGCGCTGCCGACACGCTCCCGGCAACCATTAACCCGGCCAATCTTTATCGCTATGCCGTGGGCAATGACGGCGAGGGCTTCTGGTTTTCGTGGGGCGATCAATACAACATCGACGTAGTGCGCTCACCGATTGCCGATGACGCCTACGCCAGAGTGTACTGGACGGGCCAGAACGCCCCGAAGATGAGCACGTTCCAGATTGCCACCAGCGGTACCGGACCCTATCCATCCGACTGGTACGAGCTTGGCATCCCTGAGCCGGAAAGCGCGCCTTCCGTATCCGAACCTACTGGCCGAGAAGATCCGCCGGATACCGCGCTTGAAGCGCCCTATGTGGTGACGTTTGTGTCTGAATATGGCGAGGAAGGCCCGCCGAGCGATCCGTCTACGCTGATTTTGCGATGGGATGACGTAGAGGGCGCCCCGGCCGGCGGTGAAGTTGAAGTAACACTGCCTGGCGCTCCGTCGGGCAACTACAACATTGTGAAGAAGCGGATTTACCGAGCGGAAAGCGGTGGCACTTACCAGCGAGTGGCTGAAGTTCCGGTCGCAACCGGCAGCTTTACCGACTCCGTACTGTCTGAGGGCCTTGGCCTGGCCTTGCCGAGCCTGTATTACGATCCGCCCAACCCGGCCATGCAGGGTTTAACCCAACTGCCCAATGGCGTTTTGTCGGGGTTCTTCGATAACACCCTTTGTTTCTCCGAGCCGTATCTTCCTCACGCCTGGCCTGTCGGTTACCAGCTGGCTTTTCAGCACAACATTGTCGGCATTGCCGCCATCAGCGCCGGGGTTCTGGTGGTCACCGAGGGCAAGCCGTGGATCGTCACCGGTCACACCCCGGAATCCATGGCACAAATGGAGCTGGACGCCAATCAGCCCGGCGTATCGAATCGCTCTATTGTCGATATGGGCGCTTACGGCCTGTACGCAGGCTTTGACGGCCTGATTGCCGTGGGCGGCAGTGAGGCGCAGGTAGTCACCAGGCAGGTGCTCACGCGTGAGCAGTGGCAGGCCCTGAAGCCTGAAACCATTCACGCCTACCGGTACGACGGCAAATACCTGGCCTTTTACGAGGGCGGCTGTTTCACCTTCACGCCTGGTCAGGGCATTGAGTTTCACGACTTGGCAGCCGATGGCGGTTATTACGACCTGCAGGACGACAATCTATACCTGATCCAAGGCAACGACATTGCGGTATGGGAGCAAGGCCCGGCGCTGAGCTACACCTGGCGCTCAAAGATCCATGAAATTCCACCCGGGGCCGCCGGCTTCACGTGCGCCAAGGTTATTGCTTACGGCTACCCAGTCACTTTGCGCCTGTACGCCGATGGTCAGCAGGTAATCGAGCACAGCGTTCAATCGGCAAGCATGTTTCGCCTCCCTGCTGGATTCACGCTCACCCGAGACTGGGAGATTGAGTTGGCCGGCACCCACGAAACCGCCTCCGTGCAAATTGCCACCACGCCGGGAGAGTTGATCTGATGGTCAATCGCAGACGCACCTTGCCGCCGGTATCGCCCCGGCTGGATCGTGAAATCAAACCGCTGATCTCTGCCATTTCCGAAATCCTTGAAGTGGGCGAGGGCGTTCGTGGTGATCCACTGGACCGCAAGATTACCTATCGCGACCTGCTGGATAGCGGCATTGGTCAACTGAGGCCTGGACTTAGGCCTAACAATCCGGGCGCCCTAAAACCCGGCGAAGGGCCGAAGGATATGCGCATTCCGCCGAAGCCCTCTGGCTTTGCGGTATCTGGTGGGTTTAACGGCCTGATTTCCCTGGCGTGGGATATTCCAGGCGAGCTTTACAGCAACCACGCGCACACCAATATCTACCGGGCCGAGGAAGACAACTTCGCCAACGCTGAACTGGTGGGTCGAGACGCAGGCGCGTTTTATACCGACGTGGTGCGGGCCGATGCCGAGATCAAAACCTACTACTACTGGATTGCCTTTGTCTCCACCTCGAATATTGAAGGTCCGACCAACGCCACGTCGGGCACCCCGGGGCAGGCGCTGGAGGACACCGGCTATCTGATCGAAAAGCTTAGCGGCGAGATTCGGGAATCAGAATTGGCGCAAGATCTGAACAGTCGGATTGATCTGATTGACGGCCCAGAGGATTTAATGGGCTCCGTTGCAGCCCGCATGAAAACGGAAAGAACGGAGCGCGCCGACGCAGACACCGCCCTGTCTCAGCAGATTGATACGGTAATCGCTCAAGCGAACGGCAATCAGGCGGCAATTCAGACCGAACAGACCGCCAGGGCCGACGCAGACACCGCCCTGTCTCAGCAGATTGATACGGTTCAAAGCACGGTGGGCGACAACACGACCTCCCTGCAGACTCAGGCTGAATCCATCGACGGCGTAAAAGCCCAGTACACCGTCAAGATCGACGCCAACGGCGCAGTAGCCGGCTTCGGCCTAGCTTCCACCCCAAGCGACGACACCGAAGACGGCAACTTTTCCGAGTTCTACATCAATGCTGACCGCTTTGCCGTGATGCCGCAGGGTGCAAATAAGGCCGAAGCGGTTGCGCCGTTTATCGTGCAAGACGGCGAAGTCTTCATCAATGTGGCCCGAATTAAAAAAGGCTCCATCCAGAAAGGCCAGATCGGCGCGATTGGCTTTGGTCAGATTGAGGATGCGAATGGGCTTCCGGTGACGACCGTGGCCGGAAAACTCAAGGCCCAGAACATTGACGTAGACAATCTAAGCGTTGCCGAAGCCGCCAAATTCTACGGCGACAACCAGTCCGGCAATTTCCTGAGCGGCGACCGGGGCTGGAAGCTGTGGCAAGACGGTCGAATGGAAATATCTCAGGGTCAAATAAACGACTCGGTTGTCGTGGGCTCCGGTGGAAAATCAGTTTCTGACTTAAATGAGCAGATATCCGCCGTCGATAATTGGGTAAAGCCAAATACAACGCTCATTGACGGGAACAAGATTTTTACCGGGGATGCGTATGTGGACACGCTGCAGATTAAAGGGCAGGCAGTTACTTTTGCAAGAGGTGCGTATACAGCAGGCAAAGTAGAAACAAATAGCACGAGCTGGAAAACAATACAGTCAATCTTTGTGCCCAGAACAGGCGCTCCAATTATATTTTGGTATGATTTTGAATACGATCTTACAAACTTTGATGGATCGTTTAAATTTTACATGCGCATTGTCGATGACAGCGGAAAAGAGTTAGTTCCGGCTCGCCTTATAGATCTTAGTTCAATCAGTGATGGAGGTTATTATTACTGGGTTGCCGATAGATGCGCAGGAACGGCGTATTCAGGCAATCCCGGAGCCGGAGCAGCAAGCATTCAGTTGCAAATGCGCCCCACAAGAAAGCCTACTAACGAGTATAACTACGCTGAATATATCTCTTTTGTCTTATTAGAGGCTAAACGATGATGATTACTTGTGCTGTTTACCGTGAAGACGGAACAATACTTCGAGTGGTAACTTGTGGATCTGAAGAGTATGTAGATCAAGCAAATGCTGCCGAATTTGTAGTTCAGTGTTCTTCAGGTACAGATGACCTAAATTCTTATGTAAAAGATCGAAAGGTCGTAAAAAAAGAAGATTTCCCTATTGCCATTAACAAGTCTAAGATTTTTTCAAACGGTTTAGATGAATTAATAATTGCGGATATACCAAAAGGCACAAAAGTCATGTGGCCGGATAAAAAAGTAAGTGAAATATTAGATGGTGAAGTGCGCTTTTCTGTCGATTTACCAGGAGTTTATATTTTTAAATTTACAGCCATACCTTACACAGATCAGGAGGTGACCATTGAAGCGGTCCCTGCAACTTAATCCCGATAACCGCCCATCTACCTGGGAACAAGTTAAGCACTGGCGCGACACGCACGAACAAGCCCCAGTAAAAACCTTCATGGGCCCGTTCGATGCCGACGACAAGTCGGAGCGGCGCATGAGCGATGCGCACAATTTCTTTGATGACCTCCCCAAGAATGAAGGTGGCACAATCACCTGGAAAATGGCCGACAACGAGTTTATCGACCTGTCAGAAGAGCAGCTTCGAGGCGTATTCGTTGAAATGCTGAAGGCGCGAGCGGCAAGGGCGGCCACTCTTCACCAGAAAGCCGAGCAGTTTCGGCAGCAAGACCCGGCACCAACCCCAGCCCAGCTGTCGCGCCTTTCGTTCTGGGTTGACTAAAAAGAACCCATATAAAAGCCATATCGACTATAAACTGGTAAACTGTTAGTTAAATCGACCAGCAGGAGCCAGCCATGACGAGAAGCGACGAAGCCCAATTT